GCTGTAGAAGCCGTTCGGGGTGGATGGCATCCCCGAGGTGATGCTGTCGCCCTCGATGACAATACGATTCACGGCATACGGCGCGGCACCGGCTCCAAATCGCCTCGGCGCGTTGCGCCCGACCCGGCCAGGCGTAATCAGCATCAGCCGACCACCGGCACCACGTTGAGGTAACCATCGGCAGTGTCGCGGATCACCGCGACCTTGTGGCCACTGGTGATCCGCAACGTGAACTTCTCTCCCGCCTCGATCGGAACATCGTTGGTGGTGGCGGTTGGGTTCAGGCCGGTCGCGATGAAGCACCGGGTCGAGGCATGGACCAGCACCTCGGTCGCTGCGATCGCGGCAGACTGCGCAGATGCCGCCGCGACCGCGACCCGCGCCAGTCCCGCGCCATAGGCGCGCGTGCCGACCAACTTGGTCGCGTCGAGCTGCGCCAATTGCCCGGCTTCGAGCCCGTCGACATAACCGTTGAGCGCGGTCGCCAGCGCCTCCAGCCCGTCGACGTAACCCGCCAGCGTCGCCAGCGTGGAATTCGTCGTTCCCTGCAGCGTCTCCAGCCCGTCGACGAAGCCATTGAGCTGCGTCGCCAGTCCTTCCAGCCCGTCGACGTAGCCGCCGATAGCGCCGAGCGAGGTGTTCGTCGTACCAATCAGGCCCTCGACCTGGTCGACCAGGCCGTTGAGCGTGGTGGCGAGCGCCTCCAGGCCATCGACGCTGCCCGCCATGCCGCTGACACCATCGGCAATCGCCTTGAGCCGCGCCAGCACGGTATTGGCGGCGGGGGTGGCCGTGGCCTCCCCCGTCGCCTCGACAAGCGCGTCGATCGCCGCCTTGTCCTCGTTCGACAGGACAACCGGGCCCGAAGCTGTCGCTGCCGCACGGCCGGGCGCGAGTGGCTCCTGGAGCTCGACGTCCAGCCCAGCGGCGTCCTTGACTGTGATCGTGCCCATGTCGTCTCCTCAGAAAACCGCCAGCAGCCCGCTATTCTGGGTCTGCGAAAAGTCGAACGTGCCCGCCGCGCCAACCGAAGCCGCACCCGCCAGGCGCAGCAGCGCCAGCAGCCCGCTGTTGGCGGGGTCGCTGAAATCCATCGTCCCGGGCGAACCCGCGCCGCCACCGGGCGTCCACATGGCGAGCGCGTCGACATCGATCCGTGCCTGGGCGGGATCTGCTGTCACGATCAACTCGATCCCGTCACGCCGCCCGACCGTGCCGATCGCGGCGATCTCCCAGACCAGCCCGTCCCAGAACACGCGGTCACGCTCATCCAGCCCGGCGGTCAGGGTGTCGTGACGAACCCAGAACGTGCCCGATCGCACCGCGCGAATGGCACCGCTTTCCAGCAGCTCGCGCCCACGGGCGGACTGGAACGAAGCCCATCGCTTGCCGAGGCGCTGCAACGCACCCGGCACAGTGCCATAGCCGTCATCCACCGCCGCGCCGCTGCGCAGCAGCCACACGCGCCGGTCGAGCCGTCCCGCCCTCACAGCAGCACCGGGCGGAAGGCCGAGCACAGCGCCGTCACACCGAGCGGCGCTTCGCCGGAAATCGTGCCCACGATCACCGCCTCGCGATTCAGGTAAAGATGCCCCAGCATCATCCGCACCGCGGCGAGCAACATCGGCGGAGCCTCACCCGCGGGATAACCCGCGTCGAACGTCACCACTACGCCGCCTGCTACTCCGCTGGGCCAGTGCAGGGATGGGGCAGGGCGCAATCGCCCCGATGCCTCGAACCGGTAATTACCCGGAGCGCCAGCGACCTCTGCACCCGCACTGTCCAGCCACCCGATGCCGGTGATCCCAGTCACCGGACGAACGGCCAGATCGATGTAGCCAGACCCACCGTGCGGCAAGCCCTCCGCCCGCCAGGTCAGCCCCGCCACCGGCGCCAGCTTCACCGCGCAGTACCGCTCGACATACTCGATCGCGGCATCCCGCAACGCCAGGATCAGCAGATCCTCGCTATCGTCGTCCGCGTCGTCGACCCGCAGATGCTGCTTGCACGCCTCGAGCGAAAGCAACCCATCCCCATACCCCTCCGGCATGGGAACATGGCCAAGCTCGAAACGCATCGGATCGAACTGGCTACGTCAGCCGGCCGACTTGTCGGCAGGCGTAATGCGCGCTTTGTTCGTTGGCTTCGGCGCGGACTTGGTTTTGGCGGCCCGCCGAGCCTTTTGGCCTACACGTTCCACCGCGCCCTGATCTTCCAGGCGCTTCACATCGACCTCATCGAACCGCGTGCGCGTGCCGATCTCCATGCCGTCGAGCGGCTTTAGCAATGTCACGTAGATCTTGCGCATGATGCAATCATCCTTTGCCAAGAGAGATGCTCAGGGCGGGCCGATGCCCGCCCTGAGAGACGACTAGGCGACGAAGCCCAGGTCGCCGTACACGAAGGCTTGCGGGCGGTAGATCGCCAACGCGAGCCGCTCTTCCGCGCGGATCGTGACCTTGTTCTTGACGAAGTTGTCCTGATCCTCGGTCGAAACTTCGACAGTTGCGTCCTGGCGGTCGAAAATCTGCGCGCCGAGGTTGAACGCGCCGGTCAGGAATTTGTCGACCGTCATCGCCTGTGTCGCAACGACCGGAAGCCCCCACAGGCTCGGCGAGATCGTGCCCTGGGGATTGCCGATGAGGTAACGGCCCTCGGCGTCCTTCGTGAGTTCGATGCGCGCCCAGTCGATGGGATTGAGAACAAACCCAGATGCGGAATACTCCGCCAGCGATACCTGCAGTGCGGCAAGCCGCAGCTGATCGATCGCCGTAGCCGAAACCGGGGTAAACGCTGCAGAATAGGCTGTCGCTGCGGTGACCAGCCCCAGAAGGTTCTGACCCGTACCGCTGCCGTTGAGGAGCTGGGCCTCTTCGGCGAGTGCGAGACCATACCGCAGGCGCTGGTCGATGATCGAGCGAAGCGCTGGCGCATCAGCCAAAACCTGAACGGATGCACGCATCCAGTGTGCGATCGTCCGAACTGTCGCCGTCGCTTCTTCGAACTGCAGTTCGGACTGCGGCTTGATGGTACCTTCGGCGACGGGTGCGGCCGCGTTGGTGAACACCTTTTCGCGATCGTATTCGATCATGTTCGAATTGGTCTGACCGGGGGCCAACAGCGCTCGGACCGTCATCCGCCGTTTCGGGAGCATCTGCGGGGCGACCTGCTGATTCTCGATCAGATGGCCGACCGAACCCGCTGCATCGGTGGTCAGGGACGAGATGTCCTTTACATCGACGATCACCCGCCCGCGCGGACGGCTTTGCTCGGCAAACGTCTTGAATTCGTCTGCTTCCACGAACCGAGCACCGGCAGTGGACGGCGCCGATGGTGCTGCACTTTCTCGCGCGAGCTTCTGCTCGAGCTGGTTGAGCAATCCCTTGACCTCGTTCAGTCCTGTGATTGCCTCGTCGGCCTTAACCTTCTCTGCTTCGGTCAGCTGCTTGCCTTCCTGCGCCAGCGCGAGAGCCTTCTCGGCGATGTCCTGGACTTCGCTGTGACGGCGCTCGAACGCAGCAGTGGTCTCGGCGGCCAGATCGGCCGCAGACTTCTGTTCACTCATTTCGAAAATCCCTGTGCTGGGGTGAGTTCAGGCGCTCAATTGCGCCGCAAGTGCCGCAAGATATTCTTCGGCATCGGTGGTGTTGCCGGGCTCACCCCGGAGCAACGGAGCGAGGCCTTTCCCGGCGATCGCCGCGGCCTCGGACTTCGAAAAGCCTGCCTCGCGCAGGAACGTCTCGAATTCGGGAAGCGAAGGCAAACCGCCGACGCGAATGTTCTTGACCGCCGTCACTGCGGCCGCACGGTTTGCCGGAAAGTTTACCGGAGAAATCTCCCACAGGTTCACCTTCTCCAGCAGCCGCACGCCCTTGCGCTTCGGGTCGTCTCGGCTCTCGATGGTCTCATATCCGATCGAAAGGCCGCGCATCGCGTTGCGGGCAAGAGCGCGGTGCACCCGCACGCCGAGCGGATCGTCAAGGTCAATCTGCCCCTTGACCCACAATCCCTTTCGATCCTCGCCGAGGTCGATCCAGTTGCCGATCGGTAGCTCGCTGGACTGGTGGCCCCACAGCATCAGCGGCATAGTCCCTGCCGCCTTGTGCTCGGCCACCGAATCCTTGAATGCCCCGCGCAGGATTACGTCGCCATAACTGTCGGGCTCGCCGCCGAAGGTGCTGCCGTAACCCTCGATCACACCTGCAGCATCGGCGGCCTTGATCTCCAGGCCGAAATCCTTGTGAAACATCACTGGTTCTCCTGCCCGGCTTGCGCGATTGGGACGTTCTGCATCTGCATGCGGGGCACGTCGCCGCCCTCGACAGGCGGTAGGTTTTCCAGGGCGCGCACTTCGTTGATGGTGCGCCACCCGTTTTGCAGACCGGACTGGTAAAAGTCGGCCCGGCTCTTGCTATCGCCCCGCAGAAGGCCCTCAAGATTGAATTCGATCGAGATACCGCTCTCTCGATCGGACCATGTAAGTAATTGTTTTTCCAGAGCTTGCTCGATCCTTTTAAGGCGGCGGCGCAGGCTGAATTTGACGAAGCCGAGCGTCTGCTGCTCAAGGCCACTTCCCCAGCTCGTCGATTTTTCGGAATGTCCGACCATGTGGGGCGGTACGCCGAATATGCGGCAGATTTCCTCGACGCCCCAACCACGAGTTTCGATCATCTGCGCATCTTCCGGCGACAGGTCGAGAGCCTGAAATGTCATGCCCCGATCGAGCAGCAGCGGCCGGCCTTGGTTGCGAGCGCCCAGATATCTCTCCCGAAGATAATCATCGAACTGGCTGCGCTGTTCGGCCGTTAAGGCGACCTCGGGTTTGGTCGTGAATACACCTGTGGTGCGAATGCCATTGGCAAAGATCGTCTCGGCTGCCGAGTCCGCTGACATTGCGGCGTCAAACGCTGGGCGACATGTTGCGATCGTCGACAGTCCGCCCAGCGCGTCACCAAGCGGGCCGCGGATGTGCAAAACCTTTTCCTCAGTTTCTGACATCTCTTCTCCGGCTACCGTCCAATTGTAGAGGATGTGCCCGGACTTCAGTCGACGCGCCTTCATGCGATCTGGACGTATCGGCTCCAGAGAAACGATGCCGCCGGCAACCCCGCGTTTTATCAGTGCGTAGGCGTTCCCCTGCAGCTCAATGCCCGCAGTCTGGTATTCCCAGAAATCTACGGCCGTTTGATCATGGTTCGGACTATCATGCAGCAGCCAGAACAATGGATGCTCGCGCGCCACGTGCTTCACTTCGCCATCCCGGCGGTAAACCATCAGCGGCAGCGAGCCGATCGTTCCCGCAATCAGATTTACACACGCCCATGTGGCGGAGTGGCCAATCGCGTTGCGGTTTCTGACCGCCAGTGCGTCCTGCATTTCAGCGACGGTGACTTGATTGCGGATGAAATTATCGGCGTGCTCGGTGGACACCGCCGAACCCCGCCAAGGCTGAACATCTTTGCCGATGATCGGACGAGACCAAGCTAGCTCCGCCCGCTGAGCAGCCGAAGATAGTCGATATGCAGCCATCACGCGTAACCCGCGATCCACTCATCGACCGAGAATAGGTTGCCAGCCAACGGATTCGCCTCGAGCAGTTTCGTCGCGTTCATGCCCGCCATCAGCGGGTCGATCTTCGCCGTGCCGGAGGCGTTCTTGACCAGCATGACCGTCTGCCTCCCTTGCTCTTCCTTGGCGTTTCCGACGCACCACGCCATCAGCGCGGATCCGTTGTGCAGCGCGCCGGCGAACTTCAACTTGCGGGCCAGCCCGACGATTGCCGACATCAGGCGGTATCCCTGCCCGACCGCGACCATCTGTTCTTCCTTCACCCCAGCGGCGATCAGTGCATCGACCAGGTCGGCCACCCCTTGGGGGTCGAGCCCGATCGCATTCTTCTCGGGCAACAGGCCGCTTTCCTTGACCAATACCACCACTTCCACGATCTCGCGGATATCTTGGGGCAGGGCGTAATCGTCGCCCTCGTCGTCGATATCCGACTTCGGCAAAGCCGCTTCGCAGATTACCAGGTCACCGTCCGCCGCGAAGCCGCGCAGGATCGACGCGATCGACTTCCGCAGTTTCAGCACATCGGGCCAGACCCATGCCTTGAACCAGTAGAGCCAGCGCCCCGTAACCTTCTCGCGGCCAGCGACGCAAAGGCCGTAAAGGTCATCCAGGCCGCCGCCGTCAATCCCGATTACCACGACCTCGCATCGCGCCAGCAACGCATCGAGGGAGAGCGATCGGTCAGCCGCAGCGTCCCAGTAATCCGCGCCGCGCCACCGGTCGCGCCTCAGCCGCAGTCCGATCTCGACGTTGAGGTATTTCGCCAGCACCACCTGGATGCTGCCGGTGTCCTCGTCGTCGTCGATCTCGCCGCCATTGGCTTTGCGCAGCTTGCCGCTGATGAAGGCCTCGGTCACCGACCGTCCGAGGTTCGGGTTGGTGACGTAGAAGTTCTCGGGCTTGAGGTAAGCCTGCGCTTCGATCATCGCCTCGGGCCACTCGTACAGCATCCCGAAACAGCTGTTGTCCTCGATCCGTCCGTCGCGAACGTCGCGGAAATATTCCAGCTTGTCCTTGAACACACCTGCCGGCGGCTCGTCGCTATGCGTGGTCAGATAGACCACGAAGCCCTCCGGCCGCGACGCCATGCCGCCCGTCGCCTCCTCAAACATCGCGTCGGCGTCAGGGCGCTTCCCGAATAGCCACAGTTCATCGACCAGGATGAACCCTGCTTTCGAACCGCCCAGCGTTCCACTGTCCGCCGCGATGATCCTCAGTTCCGCCCCGGTCACGCGATGCTTGATCAATCGCTGGTTCGCGACGATGTGGAACATCGCGTCGAGCTTCGGGTCGGCGCGGATCATGCCCGATGCCGGCCTGAAACTGTTGCCGGCCACTTGAATGGTCGGCGCTAGAATGATCAGCTCCGCAAGTTCGCGCCAGTTCCGGATCATGGCCGTTACCATGATGCCGGCTGCCAGCGTCGACTTCGTGTTCTTCTTGCTGATCAGGAGCATGAACTCCGTGATCAGTCTGATGCCCGCCTTGGCGTCGTAGGCCCCAAAGATCGCGCGCACGAACTCGATGACGAAACTGTCGTCCTCGTACAGTTCGCCGAAGGTCGGCCTGCCAGGAAGATCGACGACGCGCAGCGACTTGAACACCTCGACTGCTGCGTCGGCTTCCGCCGGGAACAGCGGCTCGAACGGTACAAGGCTGCGCCGCGCGACGATCCGCTCTTCCCAATCGGGGCAGGCCGTCGACCAGGTCGGCATGTCAGTTGATCAGGTTGGGCATCGGCGGTGCGGGCGGAGGCTCGTACAATCCGGTCTGCTCGCGCGCCGCACGATCGGCCTCAGCCTTCTTGCCGAGCTTCGGTTCCTTCGTCGGCGCTGCCGAGGCCTGTGCAGTCGCGCTGTCACGCATGCGTAGCTGGTCAAGACGCCGGGCGAGCTCCCGCTCCGCGCTGACATTTCCAGCGGCGGCCTGGTCGTTCAGCCGCACAAGCTGCAGCATCTCGAGCTTGACCCGGGCTAGCTTCCGCTTCCGGCACTCTGAAAAGAATACCCGCCGAAAAGTCGGCTGCGACATCCCGGCGACCTCGGCCGCTTCTTTGATAGTCAGTCCCCGTGCGAAGCACAGCAGCACACGATCCGAACCCTCGCGGCTCCAGAAAACTTCCGGCCGCCCAGGCCCGTTACGACGCGCGAGAACCGGCTCGCCGAACAGGTCGACATCCAGTTTTTCATCGCTCATGAAAAAAATCTCTGAATGAGAGGGGCGGAGGTTACTGGGACCTCAGCCCCCCAGACTTTCGACCACCCCCCGCCCGTCAGCGCCGCCACACCCGCTGAGCGCGCGCCGCCGCCGTTTTCCCATTGTGATGCCCGACGCAGTACCAGTCCGTCTCGTCGAGCGGCGGCAGGTCCGCGCCGCCGTCCTTTCGCTCGGTCCTGTGGTCGAGGATCAGCTTTCCGCCCTTGCCGCAGACACAGCAGAACGCGGGCCCTTGCGCCTTCTTGGCGGCGCGCAGGTCGCGCCACGCTTTCGAGAGATAGAACGGGTCGACGACCTTGGGCGCTGGCGCGATCCGCGGCTTCATCGCACCGAGCCGCCCCGGCATCGACGTCAGACGCGGCATGATCGCTCCAGTCAGGTCAAGCGAGCAGGCGACCACCGTCGAGGCAGCCGCCTGCCCGCCCGTCCCAGGGGAGGAAGACTACTGGCGAGGAAGCGCGATCGAGCTTCGGCGGTCGTCCAACACGCGCCCCTCGCCAGCCTGACAGGGGATAGCCCACGAACACGCGACAAACGAACACCCTATTTTTGCGCGACACTTTTTTAGGGGGCTTGACACAGTGTCACAGCAGCATTTCCGCCATTCATGATCGCCGTCACGCGACAATCTGGCGGATAACTCCGGTTATCCCGGCGATATCCCCAGCGCGGGGTTACCCCACTGCCTTCGAATCTTGGCCCGAACACACTATGGTGATCGGGAACGAAAAGGCCGAGCTTCCAACAGGAAACCCGGCCCGATCGTTCGGCGGGGGTCAGCGAGCCGACCCGCCCCGAAGGTGCTGCATCCAACAGCCAGTGCATTTGATGCACCGGTGCACCTTTGGTCAAGGCTCGATTATAACGTGGAGTAATAGACCAATGGCTACTTACCGCATCACCCACATTCGGCCGGATGGCCGTGACGCCGATCGCCGCATCGACGCTGTCCGCATTGGAGACAGCGTTTTTCGGATCGATGATGTCATTAATTGGATCCGCACCGGCGCGCACCGCTTCTATGTCGAAGTGCACAACCGGTCGGTATGGGTCGTGGCGGACCAGCACCGCACCTCGGGCCGGTGGTACCTCACCACGGAGGGCGACGGCTTCCCGCCTAACAACCTGCTGGCACTGCCGCACTGCTAACGAAACCGGGAGCGCGCCCTAACCAGCGCGCTCCCACCGCGCCCGCGTCATCGCCCCCGCCAGCTTGGCGATCGCCCGCTCGTACCGCATCCGCAGCGCATCGCCGCTCGGCACTCCGGCGGGGCGCCCGCCCATTTCCTCGCGCACGTCGTCCCAGGCAAAGCCGCCCGCGCTCCACCGCTTGCGCGCCACCACGCGGCCCACCAGGGCGCGGTGCTGTTCGGGGATCGCGCTGGCGAGCGGCGCCTCGCCCAGCAGCATCCGGTCGAGGAACGCCATCTCGGCCACCCCCACGCGCCGCCGCACGGGCCGCTCGGCGCCGATCGCATGGGCATCGCCATAATCGCCCGCATTCACCTCGCGCACGATCGCGGGCCAGTTCGAACACTTGCGCCCCACGCCCGGCGCGAGCCACCCGCGCTCGCGATCGGGCAGCGCGCCCAGCAGCTCGAACGCCTCGACCATCGCATCCTCGGCATCCTGCCAGGTCACCATTCCATCCACTTGCGTCATGCCGCGCCCTTTGCCTCCATTTCGCAAACCTGCGAAAACCCATGCCCAATCAATTGTTTACCCTTCACCATTCATCTTCCATTGGAAGAAATGGAGGAATGGAGCATAAAATCGCACCACCCCCGCGCGCGCGCGCCCGCACACACGAGGGGGCATGAAACCAGCCTCCATTCCTCCACATGCGCGGAAATCCGCCGAAAACCGGCTCCAATCGCGCTGTCGGTTCCCTCCATTTGCCCTCCATTGGAGCCAAACAGGGTCGATTTCGGGGGTCAGGGGGCATCGTCAGTCACCCGGAATGGCCCCTTCGACAGCGCCCAGGGCCCCGTCAGGCACGTCAGCGGCCTCGTCAGCGGCGGTCCAGAACCCTTCCTTCACGTCGGTCAGCGTCACCACGTTCTGGATGCCCAGCCACCACGCACCGTTGCTGTGCTTGTCCTTGAACCGCTTGGCGAACATCTCCTTGGCGAAGGCCCGCTCCTGCATCTCGTAGGCGCCGGTCTGGTGGCACCATGCCTGGTACAGCTCGAACAGGTCGCCCTTGCGCACCCGCCACGGCCGCGCGCGGGTGTCCTCGCCCACCTCGCAGGTCTGGCGCAGGAAGCGGCCGATCGTGTCCGAATCGTCGCGATACTCGCTTGTGGCGAGCCGCACGTCCTCGGGCTCGATCAGGCCATGCTTGCGCCAGTCCAGCAGCCCGCGCATCAGCCAGGCGAAGATACCCGCGCGCTCGGCCAGCAGCTTGTCCTTCAGCGCCTTGTCGCGCTGGTTGGCCGGAATATCGGCCTCCCACGGGACCAGCTGCATGCGGCGCCAGATGCCGTCGCTGGTGTCCTTGATCACCGGCTTGTTGTTGCCGCTGATCGTGATCTTGAAATCGGGGAAGAACGTGAAGAAGCCCTTGTTCAGATGCCGCGCATCGACCGGGTCTTCGCCGGTCAGCTCCTTCACCAGCCCCTCGTCCAGCACCGCGCCCTTGCTGGGTTCGCTAACGCGCAGGAACCGCACCCCGGGCAGCTTGGCGATCGCGGGCGTGGCCTGGTCGCCCGATTTCTTGCCCTGGTCGAGCAGGCTCTGGATCTTCACCGTGCCCGCGTAATCGCCCGCGATCCGCGCGATCGTCTCGACCCAGGTGCCCTTGCCGTTGCTGCCCCCGCCATAGAAGAACGCCAGCTTCTGCTCGCCGGTGAAACCGGTCATCGACAGTCCGCCCCACTGGGCCAGGAACCGCCGCATTTCCGGCTTCGGCTGCACCACCGCCAGGAATTCCTCGTACACCGGCGACCGCGCGCCCTCGTGATATTCGACCTCGGCCAGCTTGGTGATGAAGTCGTCGCGCTCGTGCGGGTGCAGCACCATGCACCAGGGCGTGTGCCATTCGCTCTTCCCGGCCTCCACCTCCGCGCTCGATCGTTTGCGCCGCCGCCGCTCCATGCGGAGCGTCCCGTTCAGCACGTTGATCGCCATGCGCTCGCGGTCGAAATCCTCGACCCGGGCGACCAGCGCGGTCATGCTCTTGGCCAGCGCGCCGGCGGCCGCGATCTTGCCCGCGGCCTCGCTCGTGCGGGCCCATTCGGCGATCTTGTCCGAATACATCACCGGCACGTTGCGCTTGAAATCGACGACGAAATCCATCTTGCCCGCGTGCTCGCGATCGAACGCGGCCAGCGCCTCGCCTGCCAGATGCGCCGGCACGTCCGGCCGCTCGCCGCTCGCGCGCACCAGCTGCGCTTCGTTCTTGATCGCGCGCATGGTCGAAAACAGCGCCTGCATCACCTCCGGCGGCAGCATCTTGGGCTCCTCGCCCAGCAGCAGCCAGCGCCGCCCGTCCCACCGGAACCAGCCCATTTCCGCGCAGAACCGGAAATCGCGGCCGTGCCGGTGGACGAAGCGCTCGGCATTGCCCAGGTCGGTCATGGGGAAGCGCGCACAGGCCCGGTCCAGCGCGTCGTCGGCCATCGGGCGCAGCTGCACGACCTTGCCCCCTGACCCTCCCTGAGGTTCACCAGCGCCGCCTGCTCCATCAGGAGCAAAGCCAGAACCCTCCCCAGCGGGGTCGGGGGTCGTATCGTCGTGCACGCTGGCCATTACCGTGCCATCGCGCGCGCGAGGCGTCGCGCGAGACGCTTTTCTGTAATCCCGCGCCAGACGTGCCAGTCCATCGTGTCCGAAGGATGGGTCCGCCCACGCAGGTTGCCGCGGCGAGCTTTCCAGTCGCGGACGGCGAAGTCGCGCGCCGACTTCTTGTTCCAACCTGCGCTCAGGGCACTATTCACGAAATGCCGCACGGCATCGGCCTTGGAGCCGATCCTTTGGTTTATCCACGAGCGACCCATCAACGCGCCCCCGCATCATGCCAGGCGAGCGCGCTGGCGGCGCGGGGCGGGGTCGCCGTTCCCCCGGTCACCGCCTTGGGCGTCGGCCGCGCATCGACCACCACCGGCAGCAGTGCCTCGGTCAGCGGTCCCTCGATCGCCAGCACCCGGCGATAGAGCACCAGCACGCTCTCGGCCTCGTGCCGCCCCGCGCTCGATCCTTCGGCCAGGTCCGCCTCGATCATGCGCACCACCGCGTCGACCTGCGGCATCCGCAGGCCCGCCATCTTGCCGATCTCGCGCACGAACCGGCGTTCCTCGCGGATCGGCTCCACCGCCGCGCGCTCGTCGGCGCGCAGGCGCAGCAGCCGCTGGACCACCGCGATCAGGCGCTTCTCGCTGTCGTCCTCGCTCTCGGGCCAGTGATACTCTCCGTCCTCGGCCGGAACGACCGTGGCCAGCGCATCCGCGCGGCCCGCGCGCTCGACCCCGGAAACGAGCCGTTCGTACCGCGCCCGCCACGCCGCCAGGTATTCGCCGCGCAGCTCATCGTGCCCGATCGTCTCCGCCAGCCCCGCCAGCGCCTGCCACACCGCCGCACGATCTTCCGGCGACCATTCCGACAGATCGAGATCGGCGAGGGACCTAGCGGAGCGAGGCAAGGGCGACCGCCCGCCCGCAGCGGGTGCAGCTTGCTGCACGTCTAGCGAGGACGCGGCCCCGGATGGGGCTGCGGAACAAACAACTTCCTGAAACATAAACCCGTCGAGCGGCAGCGCGTCGTCGATCAGCGCCTCGACCGCATCCTTGCCCCGCGCCCGCACGAAATCATCCGGATCCTGCCCTTTCGGCAGCAGCGCGACCTTCAGTGTCCGGTCGGGCGCAAGGCCGGGCAGGGCGCGCTCGCACGCCCGCCGCGCGGCCTTGCGCCCGGCCGCATCGCCGTCGAACATCAGCACCGGGGCGCGGCACAGCCGCCACAGGCGGGTCAGCTGCTCCTCGGTCAGCGCGGTGCCCATCGGCGCCACCGCCTCGGCCACGCCGGCGCCCGCCAGCGCGATGACGTCGAAATAGCCTTCGACCACGATCGCGCGCTTGTTCGCCCGGATCGCAGGCGCGGCGCGGTGCAGGTTGAACAGCAACCGCCCCTTGTCGAAGATCTCGCTGTCCGGCGAGTTGAGGTACTTCGCCACGCCCTCCGGCGCACCAGGCGCGACGCGAGCGCCAAATCCCATGATCCGCCCGCGGGCATCGTGCACTGGCACCGTGATCCGGCCCAGGAACCGCGCACCGCTGCGGCCGTCACGTTCCCATGTCAGACCTGCCGCGAGCGCGTCGGCCTGCCCGATCCCGGCGCGTTCGAGATAACCGGACCCTTCCGGCGCCAGGCCGAGGCCGAACTGTTCGGCGATCGCCTGCGAAACGCCGCGCTGCTGCAGGTACTGCTGGACCGACGAGACGCGCCCCAGCTGCGCCGCGAACAGCGCCTGTGCCGCCTCGAGCGCGGGCCGCACCCCGGCCACCCGCGCCGCCTTCGCTTCGGCCGCACGGCTGCGCTCGGGCATCGCCAGCCCCGCGCCCTCGGCCAGCTGCCGCACCGCGTCGAGGAAATCGAGGCCCTCGACCTCGGTCAGCCAGCGGATCGGCCCGGCATGGAATCCGCAACCGAAACAATGGGCAAAGCCCTTTTCGTCGCTCACCGTGAAGCTCGGCGTCTTTTCGGAATGAACCGGGCAACACGCCTTCCACTCGCGCCCGTTGCGCGTCAGCTTGACCCGCCCGGCGACCAGCCCCGACATTGCGGTGCGCGATTCGACCTCATCCAGAAATGATTGCGGGATCATTTTTCGCTTACGCCCTCAGACGCCGGGCGCGGGGCATCCGCCCCGCTTGGCTTCGCGGCAGGGGCCGCGGCGGCCGGTCGGCCTTGCGGTTCACTGGTCGTGAACCGTTGCAGCACACGAAGGGCCGTCTGCACCTCAGGCGCGTTGTTGAGCGTATTGGCGCGGATCGCCGCGATGCGTTGCTTCAGGCGTCCACGCTGCTCGAACGACGCCGCCATGATCCTTTCCATCAGAACTTCCACGGCTACTTCTTGTGCTTGGCGCTCCAACGCTGTCGGACGCTCCGAAGCGGTCACGGATCGAGGGCTCATTCCTGTTCTCCAAGCACCGCGCGCATGGTATCGAACTGCCGAAGCGCCAGCGAGAGATCGGCGGTGGGCCCGGTCCCCGCGAACTCGATTGCGCGGTCGGCAAGCACGCGCAGTTCGCGTGCCGCGGACCACACCAGGAACCGCGATGGCAGAACCGGTCCCAGATCGGCTTGCGGACCGGCGGCAGGCTCGCTCATCGCGTGCCTCCCGGCGGCGGCACGCGCCCGTCCCACACCGCATCGGGGTGTTCGCACACTGACTGCCCGCAGGCCGCGCAGGCCGTGCGCCCGCCGGGTTCACGCAGCGCCAGCGCCCCGCGCCACGAACCCGGCTCGCTGTCGTCGATGGTGACGGCTTTGGTCATGAGAATCGCCCGCCGCTCGCCGCGATCGCCGCACCCAGCGCGATGCTCGCCTTGCGCCGCCGCACCGCGTCGGTGTCGCCCGCGTCGATCACATTCTTCGGCTTGACCGGCCGCAGCGCGAGCAGAACGTCGACCTCGCGCCGCGTTTCAGGTAGCCGCCTGGTCAGCCGCTCAACGAGCGAGGCAGGCGCAGGCTCGATCGCCGCCGGCATCCGGCCACGCGCCAGCGCATCGGTCCTGCGGCGATACTCGGGGCAAAGCGCGCGCCGCGCCTCCGCCTGCCGCGCACCATAGATCACGGTCGAGTGGTCGCGACCACCCATCAGTATGCCGATGCAGGGCCAGCTCATCGCGGGCCACAGCTTGCGCAGGACCCAGCACGCCGCCTGCCGCGCTTCCACGATCTCGGCGATGCGGCTGCGCCCAATCAGCCGCGTCGCCGGAATGCCGAACGCGGCGGCCACCCGGTCCCGATCGGCCCGCATCGCAATGCTCGGCTGCCATCCACGCGGCGCACGTTTCGATCGCGGGCTCATCAGTGCGCGCGGAACGCGATGGAGCGCTCACTTTGCCAGCAAAGCGCACAGGTTGCGCAGCAATCAGTGGCTCCGGTTTGCGCCGGGCAGAGTATGGCCAGGGCGTCAATTTCCCCCGCCGCCAGCACTCGCGCGGCGCGCAGGCCATGTGGGGCACCTGAAAAGCGGATCGCCGCGCGGGCCCACCCGAAGTCCGCCGCCAACAGAGACAGCTCCCGCCCGATATCGCTTGCCGGCGCATGAGCGGTGAAGCCGAACAGGTGCAGCGCCGCGTGTTGCGCCAGCATCCGGCGCCAGAAGCCGACGTAGCCCGCGCTGTAGAAGTCGCCCAGCACGTGGAGCCGGACCAGAAAGCCAGCATGGTGCCGTTGCGCCAGCACGCCGATCTCGTCTTCCAGCGCCAGCTCGAGCGCGGTTCCATGCACGATCCGCTCGGCGGCATGCATATTGTTGCCGTAACAGCTCAGCCACTCGCCGCAGGAACGCGGGCAGGCCGCGCGTTCTTCCAGCGTCAGGGTGAAGATCGGCCAGCCCTTGCGCGGCCCCTTGACCACGGTCTTGCCGATCTTGCGGCTCTGATGCCCGGTCTTGAGCACGCGCTGCACTTCGTCCGGCTCGAACACGCGCGACGGGAACATCGAACGCCCGCCGCGAGCGGCCTGGTCGAAGACAGTCAGCACGATGCCGCGTCCCGATGGCGCGATCGTGGCATGGCGGCGGATCGACGATGCGTGCGGCTTCATGCTCGCGCCTTCAGGCTGCACCACCGGCTCTTGCACCCGGTGGCCTGCGCGCCCGTCACGCGCATCTCGCACTGGTCGCACCACGCCATGCCGTCGCCAACGCCGCCGGGCCCGTCGCCTTTGCCATCCGGCTTGAACACGAAGGCCGATTGCGGCACTCGCGGCGGCGCTGGCACCGGTGTCGCCGCCGGTCGCTCACCGTCGAACAGCGCGCCGACAATCTTTATCGCCGCCTTGACCCGGCCAAGCTCGGCCTGTTCGAAAATCACATCCTTGCGCAGCTGCTGCTGCCCGCGTGCGCCCAGCCTGGCGGTGAAGGTGGCGAACTTGCCCGGATCCAGCGGCTTGCCGTCCGCGCATTCGCGCGCGCAAACCGCAACGATGCCGGGGAAGATGGTGCCCGCGTACACCAGCACCTCGCCCGCGAAGGCCGTCGCCAGGCACTGCAAAGCCTCGCCCGTGGCGAGCGGTCCGACCGTGCGCCAGGCCAACTCGATCCCGGCCACACTTCCGACCATGCCGGGCTTCCATGCGGTCGGGTTTGAATGTGGCGCCAAGGCCAGCCCCGCCGCCTCCATCGCGGCCAGGATCGCGAGGGCTTGCGGGTCATCGCTTGCCAGTGCCGCCTTGAACAGGTCGATCCGGCTCAAGGGGCGGCGCTGCTGGTTCAGATGAACGAAGCTCGCCGCCTCGTCCGCCGCGCTCGCGTAATCGCCCACGATGCAGGGGAGGTGGGCGATATCGCGGCGCAGCTTCGCCGCCTCGAGCCGGTGCTGCCCGTCGATCACGAACAACTCGCCGGTCGCGCGGCGGGCCACAACCAGCGACAGGCACAGGTCCCAGTTCCAGTGCTGCGCGATCTTGCGGATCAGCGTCTGGCTCTCGCTCGCTTCGATGCTCCGCTGGTACGCTGGATCGATTTGCAGCTCGTCGGGCCGCAGAAACTGCAGAACCGGCATCCGCCCCAGCGGCGGGTTGCACTTGAGCCGGGCTGTCGCCGCGCGCGCCATCAGCCCACCTCCGCCAGGGTCGGATGATCGAACGGATAGCGCCAGCGCACCGCGCAGGGCCGCCCGGTAATTGCCTCGCCCACGTCGAACGCCCGCAGCGCCGCCGCCAGCTCGCCGCGCAACTGCTCGGCCTCAGCCCGGCTCAACAGCCGCAGCCTGTCCACCGCACCGCCGCCGCTTTCGACGACCTGGACCAGCTCTCCCTCGACCCCGAACCGCCCGTCGCCATTCGGCATCGCCATCGCGACAAACCGCCGCGGCTTGCCCATCCAGGGATGATCGACATCATCCACGATCTGCGCGGTGCGGGGCATCAGCCATTCACTCCTGTCGGCGCGGTCCGCGCTCCTGTCGCCACGATCTCGATCACCCGCGCGCCGAAGCGGGCGGGCTCGATCACGCGGATCCGGCCCGCGTCGATCAGCTGGCGGAACCGGTATCGCGCGCGGGTCCAGTCCTTCAGGTCCAGCGCCCGGGCGATTCCCTCGTTGGTCGGGCACTGGCCGCGCTCGGCGGCGACCCGCATCAGCAGGTCGAGCACGCGCAGCGCCTCGTCGGGCAGCACCTCGGCCGAGATCGCGCCAGGCACCGCCGCCACCGCCCGCCGCCGCGCGTGGTAATCGAAACAATTGGCCCGCGTGCCGCTGCGCCGCTGGAACAGCTCGACCGCGCCCGCCGCCTGCCACTGCTGCGCCAGCGCGGCGGCAGGTGCCGTGCCCAGGAACGGCCCGCTGGCATAGATCAGCTCCGCCCCCGCGCGGGCCGAGGCCAGCCACGCCGCCATCGCCGCCGGATCGGCATAATGCGTCAACGGGCCCAGGCTGAACCCGGCAGAAGGCGCAGCGGCGGCGCTCACCGGGACCGCTCCAAACCGCGCGCGGTGACCGGCGTTGGGAAGTAGCCCTCGCCACAACCGCGCCCAACCTTGCTGCTGTCGTCGGGGCTGGTGAAATCCTTCCAGTGCACCCAGCCCTGCGGGCAGGCGAAGCCCCATTCGCGAACCTTGGGCCCGGTTATGAACAGGCTGATCGCCCGCTCGCCCGGTATCACCTCAAGCCGGTGGAGCGCCTCGGCCGGGCGCCAGGCGAACTCGCCCGCGAGCCGTTCGACGCTGCCGTGCGGTGTGTGTTCGATGTATCGGCCCGCGATCAGGAAGCTACTGTTCGGCCAAGGATGATCGTGCAGCGCGCGATCGTCATCGCTCTTGCGGATGTCGTGCAGATAGACGTTGCACCACGGATTGCGCGGCACGATCCACCAGCGACGCAGGTAATCCTCGCCGATGACGAAGTCGGGCGCGCGCAGCATCACCTCGTCGGCCCATGCTTGCATTCCGGCGAGGTCCGCCATCGTGATAGCCGAGCCGCTCATGCCCGCCGGTCCATCGGCACGACATCGGCCGTGTGGTTGACCAGCAGCGTCCGCAGCCGGACCAGCGCGGCCTGCGCCTCGTCGACCTGCGCCACCGCCGCATCGCGTTCGCGCGGGGTCAGCGTGCCGTCGCGCAGGCCATCGGTGATGGCGTGGGCGATGTCGCCGAACTCGCCCGTTGCCGCGATCAGCCCCATCGCCAGCGCGTCGTCCGCGCCGTTGCAGTCGGGCAGGCGGAACACCACGCAGCCAAGCTCGGCGGCGCAGGCCTCCAGGATCGGCGCACGCCCGGTGGTCGCCAGCGCCACCTCGTCCAGCGCGTGCGCGCAATCGACCGGCGGGAAGGCGGTATGGTTGATGTTGTTCCAGTCGCCCGCGACCGAGCGCTGCCGCTGCGCCGTCGCGCCCGCGCCGTCGATCCCGCCGCTGGCGGCGATCGCCGGGCGCACCCCGCGCGCCTTGATCCGGGCGAGGGCAGGGCTCCCGCTCATGCCGCACCTCCACGGGCAGGGCTTGACGCCCCGCCCGCTTCGGCCACAGTCGATACGCCGCAACCGACTGAAAGGATGGGATCGCAATGCCGAGGCAGATCGTCGTCGCCCCGACCGGGCCGCAGGAATTCGGGATCATGGTCGACGATGCCGGCGCCACCCATGTCGCGTGGCGCATGCCAGATCAGCTCGACGGGGCTGACCTGGTGATCACCTTCGAACTGCCGCACTTCGTCGGCGTGGCGGATCACATGGCATCGATCGCCGACACGCTCGTCCGCGACAGTGCGGGCGAGTAGCTGGCCGACTGGGGTGACCCGCGGCCAGATCGCGCCGGTGCAGCGCGGCGGCCTGTTCGGGGTGCGGAAAAGCAACGTCGCCACCGGGCGATAACTGGCGCGGATCACGCCGCACGCTCCCGCCGCGCACCGGCACCGGACAAATCCACGTCATCTCCGGTGGATGCATCGCCGCCCAAGGCGCTAACCCCCACCGCATGGCCGAACGCGACCACTTCCAGCGGCACCACGCGCACCCCGTCTGCATCGGCGGGCCAATTGGCAGGCTCGACCAGGAAGCGCGAGATTCGTCCCACGATTGCAGGGTGAAACAGGAATTCTTTCATGCGGCGCGGTCCATTTCGAAGGCGCGCAATGCTTCATCGATCTTGCTCAACGACGAGATTGTTGCGCCGATCGGATCAGGGTTCCTGTCAGACAATTTCCATCGGCTGAAGGTGCTCGCTGCCACACCAGCACGCTCGCAAACCTGTCGCATCGAAACACCTACCGCGATCGCGCGATCTTCGATGCCCTTGATGATTTCCTGCTGATCCATGCCCCATGCATAGTAGCACGATTGCTAACGCACAAGAGCATTTTTGCAACAAGATTGCTAATGGCAATCTTGCTAACGCTGCGCGGGTGGAAACAGACAAAGAACTGATCGAAGGGTTGATAGCCCACACCGGCAAGACCGCGACCGAAATCGCGCGCAAGGCTGGCCTCGCTGTGACCACCCTGACGCGACCGCTGAATCAGCCAGTGAAGCACCAGCTTTCCAAGGCGACTATTGAAAAGCTGCGCGAAACTTTCCCCGGGTATTGGGCGCAGGAACCCGATCTGCCTGACGCGCCCGCGGGGCGGGATTACCTTCCCGTGGCAATCCTCCCATCGTTTGCAGGCATGGGCGGGGGAGGCACTGGCGAGGGTGACATAGAACACGCGCTAGTTCCTCGCCGGCTTGTAGAGGACGAGCTCCGCGCCAAGCCCTCCGACCTTATAGTGATCGAAGCCCGCGGAACGAGCATGGCGCCAGACTTCTTACACGGAGATCAAATTCTGATCGATCAACGCGACCGCAACACGGCTCAACCAGGCGCATTCGCGCTATGGGACGGCGACGCCTACGTTGTGAAAATGGTCGAGCGGGTCCCTTTGCATCCGGGACGTTATCGTGTGTTTTCAAACGACGAACGATTCTCCGCGTACGAAGTCGACGAAGAGAATATCAGAATCATGGGGAGGCCAGTATGGTTCGGGCGGCGATTGTAATTTCACTGCTGGGCATTTCAGCCCCGCTACAGGCCGAGCCCCTTTGGCGCACTCTCGAAGCTGGCGATCACCCAAATGTTGCCGACGAAAAATTGAAAGCGATGCCCGAGGTGAAGCGGGTCAAGACAAGGCTTCGGGGCGAAACGGTGCGAGAGCAAGACATCAACATGGTCGGCTCCGGAATTCCAATTTTCGAGGGTAATTTCTCAATTGCTACTGCTTATGATGGCCTCTCGCTGTCTCGCGTACAACTTGCAAGCGGCGCAGGGTGTGCAAATGAAGCATACAATCTTGTCGCACAGATCGCCGACCAGTTGCGTGAAAAGTATCCGACGGTTTTGACAGATGTGCCTGAAAGTTACGAATATTCTCGCGCTTCATTGGACGCGACGTCCACGACGCCAACATCAGTAAATGCGATGTTTGCCAATGATTCAACTGCAGTGCTTTTAACCGCTGAATTCACGTATGAAGACGCGCCTCGCTATCATGGCGGGGGTTCCTTGGCCTATTCAATTTATCAGATTGCTCGCGCAAGCTATGAAGCCCGCGCCAATTCATGCGCCGGGACCGGGTATCGCACGGCGCAAATACGGATAACCTACGCCACGAAGGCCGAGGTCGATCGAATGTTGTCGACAAGCCGTGAAGAGCGTGAAGCCGAAATCGAAAATGCGAAAAACAATCTCTGATTAGCACAAATGCAAATTTACGTTTGCATTAAGTAGCATTCCTGCTAACAGGCTCTCCACGTCAACGTTGGAGGCCAGTATGCTCGCCATCGCTACCCAGTTCCCCCATGCCGGTTCCGCCGCCTTCGTGCGCGGCAGCGCCGATCCGGTCACCATCCTGCGCCGCAATGCCGATGGCACCGTGCTGGTCCGGCGCGAGCCGCGCCCGTTCGAGCGCCGCAACCGCGATGCCAGTGGCAACACTACGCTGTCGCTGGACGATCTGGCCGAAACGGCTGACCTGGCTGTTTTCGGTCCCGACAAGCCCCGCCACCACCGCCGCGCCCGCCGGAGCGCACGGTGATGAACCGGCTCGCTGCGACGGCCGCTGGGTCCTTGCTGGTCGCCTACGTGACTGCTGCCTTCATCACGGCGTCACTCGACCCGTCGGATTGGGGGCCATCTGGTCGAGCGTCCATGTGTCTAGGCGCGGCGTTCCTCTGGTTCTTTTCGTTCACCGCGCAGTCGCTCTTCGACCTTGTCCGGGCTGAGTGGTAATGGCTCCGCTCCCCACCCCGGCCGAAACCGCCGTCGCGGAATTCCGCCGCCGCCGCGCCAGTTGGCAGAAGGCTTGCCGCGCCTCGGCGTCAAGCAGCGGAGCGGTGGGCCGGATCACACCCGGCGCCGAGCCGACCGCAGCGGCCGAGCACAACCTGCGCCTGTGGCTGGCGATCTGCGCCGCCGCCGGGTGCGGGCAGGGACCTGATCCGCTGCCCGAACTCGAATGGCTGCGCGGCACCGCGATCTATCCCCCCGGCGCCACCCCGCCGCCCATGCTCGCATGCGAGATCGCGCCCCGCGCCGAATGGCAGGCCGAACTGCTCCGCGCCCGCGACGTGGCGCTCGCCCGCGCTCAAGCAGCCGCAGGCGGTAGCGCAGACCAGCATGCCGCGCTCCGCGATCTGGCGGACAAGGAACGCGGCCTCCGCGCCTGGACCCTCACCATCCTCGCCACCCATCTCGGCTGCCCCGCGCACGCCGAGCCCCTGCCGGAAAGGCAAGGGGGCTCATGCAGCGAAGCGATAGCCCGAAAGGAAGCGGCATGACCCGGAAGCGCGTCAACCCGTTCGCGCAGGGCACCGCCGAGCGCGTTCTTTACGATCGGTATCGCCGCGCAACTGGCGAGGCGGAGCGGCTCGAACGCGCCGCCGCCCTCGACATGACAGCCGCTCGCGCCGCCCGATCAACGGCAGAGCGATACGCTGAGGCGCTCCGCGCGCTCGGCCACGGCGTCAAGGTGCCGGGCCAGAAGTCACTACCCGACTACGCGGGGCTCGCGAAATGATCGCCGTGACCCTGCGCGAACTCGCCGCCGACGCGATCGGCACCGCCGGCGTGCTGGCCCTCGGCCTCCTCCTCCTCGCCCTGATCTGGATCGCCACGCCATGAGATGTTTCCGCACCAGCGCGCCCGACCACTGGACGCAACCCCGCGCCCACCGCGACGCCTCCCAGCGCCGCCACACCCATGGCCCGATCGTGCCCATGCACGGAACCACCAACGCCCCCCGCGACCGGCTAGCGATCGCCGCCATTGGCGCAGCCCTGGCCACCGCACTCGCCGCCCTGCTGGCCACCGCCGGATAATGAACGCCCCCGCGCGCATTGACCTCTCCACAGGCCCCGCCGCGATCGAATTCGCGCGGGCCCTTGCGCGCGCCCATGTGGCGAGAGACATTGCCGCCGCACGCCAGGGGGACGATTCCCGCAATGCTCACGCTGATCTACGCCCGCTACTCTAGCTCGCTCCAGAACCCGCGCTCGATCGAGGATCAGCTCGCCGCCTGCCGCGCGCGCGCCGCGCAGGAAGGCTGGCAGGTCGTCGGCGAATTCCACGACCGTGCCATCAGCGGCGCCGCCGGGATCGAGGACGACCAGCGCCCCGGCCTTGCCGCGATGCTCGCCCGCCTCGAGGGGGCGCGCTTCGCGGGCGAGCGCATCGACCAGGTCCTGACCGAATCGACCGACCGCATCGCCCGCCACCAGGGCGATGCCTTTGCCGTGCGCGAGCGGATCGAGCACGCCGGCGCGCGCCTCTTCACCCTGATGGACGGCCACGTCGACGACATCACCGGCACCATCAAGGGCCTCTTCGACGCGCGTACGCGGAAAGACCTCGCTCAGCGCGTAAAGCGCGGACACGCCGGCAACATCACCCAGGGCCGCGCCGCCAGCGGCGTCGCCTACGGTTATCGGAAGGTGATCCGGCACGACGACAAGGGCGAACCGATCCGCGGCCTGCGCGAAATCGACCCCGACACGGCGCCCATCGTGCTGCGCGTCTACCGCGAATATGCCGCCGGGCGCAGCGCACGCCAGATCGCGGAAGGGCTGAACCGCGACGGCATCCCCGGCCCGCGCGGCGGCTTCTGGCGGATCAGCGCTATCGCCACGGACCGCGCGACCGCGCTCAGCCTGCTCACCAACCCCATTTACATTGGCCAACTGCAGTACGGCCGCACCCGCCGCGTGGTGGATCCGCGCACCCGCCAGCGCCGCACCGTGCGTGGCACCGGCGACGTCGTGACCGGCGCCGCGCCGCACCTGCGCATCGTCGACGACGAACTGTGGCAGGCCGTGCAGGCCCAGATGGAACGCCGCAGCCACGGGCCCTCGCATCGCCAGCGCCGCCCAAAGCGGCTGATGTCGGGGCTGGGCCGCTGCGGGGTCTGCGGCGCAAACTACATCGTCGTTGGCGGGCCGCACTTCGGCTGCAGCGCCTACACCGATGGCCGCGCCTGCACCAACAACCGGCTGATCGCGAGCGACGACTTCGAACGCCGCGTGCTGGCCGAGCTGCGCGACCAGATGCTGGCGCCGGAAGTGGTAGAGGCGTACCTCGACGAATACCGGCGCGAACACGGCCGCCGCGCGCGCGAGCTCACCGGCGAACGCGCCCGGCTCGATCGCCGCATTGCCGAGGCCGCGCGCAAGACAGAGCGCCTCGTCGCCGCGATCGCCGAGGGTGGCGGCGAGTTCGCCGAGATCCGCGAGGCGCTGGCTACCGCCAAGGCCGACGAAGCCGCCGCGCGCAAAGCGCTGGCCTCGGCCGACGCGCTTCCCGCACTCGCCCTGCACCCCGGCCTCGCCCGCCAATACCGCGCCGCGATCGAACGGCTCTCGGAAGAACTCGCCGACGAAACCACCCGAACCGAAACCGCCCCCAAGATAAGGGCCCTGATCTCCCACGTGATCATCCGGCCCGGCCCGAAAAAGCGCGGCGTAACCCTGGAAGTCGTCCGCCACATCGACGAAATCCTAACCCTCGCCACCCCCCGAAAAGCACAACTACGATAA